TTAGTACTTAATTCACACATGTTTTCTAAAAACTCAGTTACATCGAGAAAGCCAGATTCCTCTGGTACTACGATTTCGTTTGCTTCTAGTAAACGTTGATCCTTTTGTAATAAATCCGTATATTCGGCGAATGAAATTACATTGCCACTTGCGTTTGTTATAAATGCCATATCAATTATCCTAATTTAAGATGCGTCTGCGAGGTTATTACTTCTATAGATTGTAGCACCCGCCAACATGTTAACTAATGCGTTTCTCAATGCATTGTTACCTAAGTCGGATAGTGATCCAATTGTAGAAGACCCCAATCCTGCTAGGTTTTCGTTAATTGCGAATTCATATGCAGGGCAGATTACAGCCGCGTATGCGCCATCCTGTCCTACAGGTGCATTTGCAGATCTGAGCAAACTTGTCGCTTGAGCGATTTGTTTTACGTTTACTACTGCACTATTGGCTGAACCAACTGTACCGTGTGATATAATTTTTTGTCCGAATCCTGCTTGTAACGTACCGAAGCCGTTTCTTACAGTTCCCCTGAACTCATGTAAATCCTTATTTGGATTGTACCAAGTAGAAATGCTAGGCTCTCTCTTAGAAACGTATGCAAGTCCTTCTGGTGACATTACGATGTTTGTAATACCTGTAGCATTTGAAATACTTTCACCAATTGCAGTATTTGTGAAACCTGATTTTGCTTGTGCAAATCCAGCCACGTCTGTTGCTTCCGCAAGTCCGCCTGCTAATCTTGTTAAAGTTGCTTGTTGAACCATATCAAAACCACCGTCTTCTAGTGATTCTTCTGTTACGTTAACGCCAACACCCCTTTTCTGGAATGCAACGTTTGCCGCTGTTGGTGTTAAGTTAGACTGAGCAGCCGCTTCAATTGAAGCACCTTCTGCCACTGAAGCCGCAACCGTGTAACTGTTAGTTACTGGGAAACGTACTTGGTCGCCTGATACACCTTCAACGTTCATTTGATTTGATATTAGTTGCTGATTTGGTAGTAGCACCGCATCCATATAGTAGGGCACTAAATCTGCAATAATATTACTCAACATTTGTTGAATAGTTGTTGTTGTTGTCATTATAATCTCCTTAAATTGACAATATTAATTTACTTGTGCAATTCCTTCTTTACCATTGAATCGGTAATTTGGTCTGCACTCTTCTTTTGATACTTGCGGATACGCATGTATGCCGCTCTGTATTCAGCATTTGAGTTTACTTTATCCATGTTAACTGGTGCCTGAGCATCCTGTTTAGTTGGTGAAGTAACCTCTCCTAACTGTAAATCAACACCTTGTTTGCCAAAATTAAGACCTAATGTTCCACCTACATTACGAACTGCCGCACTATAGTCTGGTGTTTCACCATCAGTAGTAAGGTATTCATTACCTTGTCTGATAGCAAAAGTGTCACCTTCTACTGCTAACATGTCACGTGCTTTCATCAAGTCCACGACTGCGTTCTTTTGTTCGCCTGTCCAGTTACCTGGCATTGCGTTATGTAAATTTCCTAAATGATCCTTTAGCAACAAATCAGTTTTGAGACTAGATACTTGTTTCTGTAGTTCTTCTACTGTTGCTTCTCTTTTCTTAACAGCGGCTCTTAATGATTCAACATTAAGTGTACCACTCTCGTCTTTAGAAGTTTCTTGTAAAGTTCTAACTACTTTCTTAACACTATCAATACTATCAACGTTTAAGTCTTGAATTAATCTTGACTCTACTTCGTTTTTAGCATTAGCGGCAATTTTGTTAGTATCGTCACGAGTATAAACTCTAACTCCATTAACAAACGTTTTACCGTCTCTCATCTCAACACTTGGTGCTGTATTAACTTCAGATTTTGTATCACTGGACTCTGCTTGTACATTGTCAACAGGATTTGCAGTATCTGTTACTGGCTCAGCGGTTTCAGGCTGTGCAACTGTATTTGTGGTATTATCCATCTTTTCTCCTTTTATCGTAGAAGTAAACGTATTACTTCGGGGTATATTACCCCCTACCTAAGCCTTTACAGGCTATTGTTTGTTGAACTGTTCATTGCAATTTGCCCTAAACGTTCTTTAATCTTTTGTTTAATGTCTTGTTTGAACATTGGATCTGTTTCATGTTCTGCTTTTATGGCTTCTACTGCCGCATCATATTCATCATGCGTTGCAAAAGGCATATAAATTACACTACCATCTTCTTTTTCGTGGCTATGTGTACCTGAGCCGCCCATTTTGTTTGCAATACTTTCTGCTTCTGCTTCTGTGGCATACTCTTGTATTGCAAAGTCTTGATTGCTCATATCGTGACTAAAGACTTTGTCAAATCTTTCGTAACTTAATAATAATTTGTCTATTTCTGCTAGTTCGTTCTCTAAACTCTTAACGTTAAAGTGTCTATTGTAACTAATGGCGAACTCTTCTGGCATTGGATGTCCTTCCCAATCAAACCACATTCTCCATAATTGATACTCTGCGTTTTCTAAACTTGTTGCTTTCTTTCTAATAAGTGCTTCTAGTTTGCTGTCGTACTGTTCTATTTGTACACCGCTTCTAGATGCTTTAATAAGATCTTCTGAACGTATCATAGCAACTTGGTTCATCTTATCTATCTTTTGGTCTATAAGTTGTCTTAGTTCCGCTATACTGTCTAGTGGAGGTGCAACAAACTCATACACATAGTTAGGTTGCCCATTCAGTGAATTCGCTACGCGAACTACTGAGCCAGGTTCAGCACCAATAGAGTCCCCATTGGCTTGTAGTGTTTCCGTGTCAACTATATTCACGGGGTGACTGCCGTAGGAGACTGCAGAGTATATCTCTCCCATGTCAGCATAAACACTTCTCTGAATCTGAGCAATATCAAATATAGGCGTGTGTCCTACACCATTTTGTATCTTGGTACTTTGATATATGGGTCTTACAGGAATGTATCCAAGTTCATTAACTTGAATGTGTCTGTAAAATCCTTTGTCGTCTTCATCTTCTGTTATAAATTCTGTTCCTTCTGGAAAATCCACATAATCAAACGAATAATCGTCTGTTTCATAAGGAACATATAGGGTTTCAATTGTTTCTTTAGTAATATGCTGGAATACTTGGAAATTATCCTCTTGAGCAACACGAATTAGTATATTTTCTAATTCTAAGTTGTTACTTTCGTTCCATCTGTACTTCCAGTTAGTTACATCTAGTGGAGAATGCATTCTCCAACGAGGATAAGGACCATCTTTGCCCTTTAAACAACTAACCCATACAACACCGTAAACAGTACTAAACGTGTCTACCATGCTCATAAATTCATTTACTGAATTACCTTCTCCATCTACATCTTTTATAAAGTCATTGATACTTTCATCACGTACAGGTAACTTATTATCGTCAATTAACTGTCTAGATGGAGGATTTCTAAATAAAATAGCATTATATTCACTAGCAACTAGTCTAACCCACGGATAAACAGGAACATTGTCCAATTTTTCACCATAAAAATTGTTATTGTATTGCGTTCCGCCCTGATTAGCCGACTGAGGTGTTTGTGCCTGTGCTAATGGTGATCTATATACTGCTGTTTGGTTACCATTTTCGTCTACACCATAAGTAGATATAACTTCACTAGGAGTTGAATAATCAATATCATACGCCTTTAAGTATTCACCTTGTTTATAATCTTCACCACCATAGAAACTGTTAACGTTCAAACGCCATGCGTCATAGTACTTGTTGTAAACTGAATGTGAATTGTAAAAGAAGTCGTATATATTTACAGGATTAGCCAATTGTATCTCCTAATGGTATTACTCATGTTGGTAATACTATTTATCTAATTCGCGAAAAAGATATGAAAAAAATGCCTCATGCAATGATAGTAAAACATGAGGCATCTTAATATAAAAAACACTTGTTTAAGTAATGTAACGTATATACACGGTGTTACACTACTGCAAGATTACGCCCGTAATCTTTTTGCAATACTATTTATAATGGTTAGAAAGAAAGACCCACGTTATTGTGAGTCTTTCGTACCTTTGTTTTACATCGGTTGTTGACAAGTTAGGACAAGCCACTTTTACTTATAAGGTGCCTAGGGTACTGAAGTAAGGAAATGGCTGTATCCCTGCGATATACCCTAGGGCTTTGTTGATAAAGCAATTACTGGCTAGAGTATTACTTTATCTGTGTCTAATTGTCCTTCTGGTTGTGTTTGTATGTTCACACGTTCTAATAACGCCTGCATTAAAGGTGCGTCATGTATTGAATACTTGTATCCAAAACTTTGTGCTATTCTTCTTTGGGCTTCTTTGTTACCCATACGGGCGGCTGTTTTATATTTGTGATGTGCTCTCATAATATCCTTTATAATCTATATCTTGTTTATGTAATTGAAACCTTTTGCTATTGGCCAGTTTATGTTGTGCAATAGTGCAAGGATGTAAATGTTCAAAGCATACAATACGTTCAATTACTTTTGCGTATATGTTTGCACTTTCGTCCCATGGGTCTTTATCAAATACATGTTCATTGTAAAGACTTTTAGTAAAATATCTATTTTTCATCTTTCTCTCTGGTTTTTGCACCTTCAACAAACTTCATTGCATTTTCATATTCTTCTGGTGATATAGTTTGCACATTAAATAATCCAGTCTTTAAGGCTTTATTCATTATAGCATAATCCATCTTTTGGTGTACTTCTGCACCTTCTCCTGGTATTTCTATCTTGCTGTAACCTTCTTGAAGTTCTCTATGTGCGTCTACTTGAATACCCTGTATTTTCCAATAGTTATAAGTTAAGTGTGCTACTGTTACTTTTTCAGTCTTTGTTGTCATTGTCTATATCCTTATGCGTTCTAGTATTTACATTAGTTCTTTCTGGGTATTGTACTTTATCCGGATTTATTTTCTTATTTCCAAATATAACTTCCCAGTTGTCACTATATGCTTGTTCATTACTGTTACGTCTTGCTGAACCTTTACCACCATGCCAATTACTCTTCTTCAAACCATTCCTCCGGTAGTAGATTGTTTTCTAAATCTGTTTTGTTCTTCCAGGCTGTTATGCGATTGTTTGCAATTGCCACATAGTCTGCATCCAGTTCACATCCTGTAAAGTCATAGTCTAACTCAACAGCCGCCATACCTGTGCTTCCTGACCCTGTAAACGGATCTAACACCTTACCGCCTGCTGGTGTAACTAATTTAACCAGATACTTCATTAGTGCTACTGGCTTTACAGTAGGGTGGTTGTTTTCAAATCCTATATGTCTTTCAGCACGATTAACTTTAGGACAATAGAAATATTGTTGATAACCTTCAACTTCACCTATAACATTTGAGGGGTATCTACCTGCATCATTATACATACTCTGTGTGTCTCCAGGCTTTGCGCCACCTAAATCAATAGTAGATTTAACATGTTGTCTTTGTGGTGTCCAGTTCTTTTCTACATCTGTTAAATTATCTATTCTAGTAGCATCTATGTTTAAGGCTCCTACACCGTGTGTTAACACATTGTCAACGCAACTACCCTTAAACGGTTTGCGTGCCATTACTATGGGTTCGTGTGCTGGTTTAAGTGCTGTTTTCCAGCCTTCCCATTGCTGTGCTTCTGGCGAAGTAGGTATTGTGCTGTTGTATTCTGTTTTATATGAACCGTTCATACTGTTGCTTTTGCCTTCCTCGTTGTCATAGTTGTTCATACCTTTTTTTACTTCAGTCTTTACTACACCCTGTCGTTTTTGTATGGCTTTGCCCACATCCTGTGCTTTAGGGAATCCACTTGCATACAACCACATTAGTTGGTCTCGGATGTCAAACCCTACACTTTCTATGTTAGTTGCTAAGTTATGGTATGTTCTTGCCGCTGAGAAGGCTAACATATGACCACCTGGCTTTAAAACTCTAAAACATTGTTCCCATGTTTCCACAGCACCAGTATTACTATCCCAGTCTTTTTGTAGGAAGTCTATACCATAAGGTGGATCTGTGACTATACTGTCGAAATAGTTGTCTGGATATTGTTTTAGAATATCTATATTGTTGCCCTGTATAACTTTATTCTTCATCATCGTTTATTACCTTACCATTGACACGAACTTTGAAAGAAGGTTTACTTTTATTCTTACCCCATTCTATCTTGTCATAGTTTGTCTTATACTGCTCGTCATTAACTCCGCTGTTGATCTCACTATACTTCTCACCGTCTTTGATACTGCGTATTGCTTTAAACTGAGGGTTTTTGTCAATTATACGTTCTGCTTGTTTGACTATGCGTTTATCAAACCCTTCTACACTTTTCTTAGTAAACTCATCCATTATGTTCTCTTACGGACTTCGCTACCATATCCTGCTAATATTGTTAGTGATGCCAGTGTTAACCACCATGGTGATATTAAGTTTAACATAACACCCCATACTAAACTTATACCCAGTAAACTCATAGTGTTCATACTGTTAACAACATGTGAACTTTCTTTATTTAAATATTCTGGTAATCTCATTATTTCTCCTTAGTTATTTTCCATAACGTTTCTTCTGCTTCTGTTTGCATAAGCATTAGATCGTCTCCTTCTAGTTTGGCTACTTCTGCCTGCATAATACAACTGCCTCTATCCATACCTAAAAACGTTTCAGTTCTGTTTGTTTTAGGGTATTCAACAGTTATTTTGTACACTTGGTATGGTTGATATCTTTTCATACTTTGTTGTTCGCTATCCCATACTTTAAATTCTTGTATCATTTAACTATCCTTGTGTTTAAGTATATGTACTTTGTTCCTTCTGGACAGTTCCATAAATGTTCTTGTGCTTTTTGTTTAGCATTCTCTAATGTTGATGCTGTAAACTTCTTTATTGTTTCTTCTTTGGGTTCTATTACTTTTATTATATATTCTATCATAATGTTCTCCTAATAGTGCCTCTACTAGTCATAACGTTTGGTTTAACTGGATACAAGTTGTTAACACAATAACCTATTGCGTCCATCATGTGATCTAGTCCTGAGTTCTTATCTGGCTGTCTTGTACCTTCTTTGTACACTTGTTTACGAAAGCCATTAATAACTTTAACACACTTTGGG